CCCAGGTCATCCACACCACCATCCGGCCCCCGGTGCTGCCTGCCCGGACGCACTACGTCACTGAGCCGCCTGTCACTGTGCAACCTAGCTACCAGCCGACTGCCCGGCCGCAGGGCACACCCTCACCCAGCCTGACGCCGAACCGCGTGCCATCGTCCGGTTCCGCCAACATTCCCGGTATCTCGGGATACGTCCCGCCATCTGCCACGGGAGGTGATGCGTCACCGAGCACGGATAACCCGACCCCTGGCGTGACGTCTCCCGCGTCACCGTCTAGCCCGAGTCAGGGGGGAGGATTCTGATGACCTGCGCAGACCACCAGCGGATGGTCGCGGACGCGATACTGCTCGAACGCGCCATGGGCGCGCTGGAGCGCCAGATGCCGCGCGAGCTGGTGACCGACCCGACCGCGCACGCGGTCTACCACTTCCTGAAGGGGGCCGCGTTCCAGCTCCGCAAGGACGCCGGTCAGGAGCTGCCGCCATTTGCCGCGCCGTGGGCCGACACCGGCTACACCGACGCGATGAAGGACATCGCGGCGAACTTCGCACGGGAGCCAGAGAGGCGCGTGATCGAATGACCCAGTACCAGGACATCGCCAGCAACGAGATCGCCGTCCCGGTCAGCAACGGCAAGCCCGAGTGCCTGCTGACCTGGGTGCGGAAGGATGAGGGCGGTATCCGGCTCTATGCCAGCCGGGACCTGCCCGGCGCGAGCTGGGGCCAGCGCACCATCGAGGGCGGCACCGAGGTGCACTGGCACCTGGCCGCCACGATGCGCTCGACCATCATCATGGACGCCGACACGCCCGCGCAGGCGATCCAGTGGGTGCTGGAGCGCTGGGCGCGCGAGGACGAGGCCGAGCGGCTGCGTGTGCTGCGGCTCCAGCAGCACGCCCGCGCGGGCATGGTGGTGAACGACCCGAAGGCGATCACGAACATCGGCGGCGGCGGGATGGTGTGAGCGCGGCTCACTTCTGGACCGCGCTGATCGTCACCTGCTGGTGCCTGCCCGCACTATGCTGGCTGTTTACACGAGACTAACCCCGGCGGATGCTCACGGATCACCCATCTCGCGGACCTATACAAGTGAGGGCATATGAGCACCACGACCAACTGTGACCGGTGCGGCGCTGTGTGCGCCTACAGGACCGGGCACCTGCACCTGTCCGAGTATCACCGCCGGGCTGGCGGCGATGTGGTCAGCCAGGACGAGTACAAGCCGTTCGACCTGTGCGGCGGCTGCATTGACGAGCTGCGCGCGTTCCTGGGCGATGCGCTGGTGGTGCACCACTACGAGCACGGCCCGGTGGAGGGCGAGATGGCCAGGGACATCATGCCGCCGTCGTTCGAGCCAGCCCCGCCGCCGCTCGCGCACGGCTGATGGACTGGCTGCGGCACAAGCTCGGGCTGGCCTGCCGTCAGCCCGAGACCGGTCACGGGTTCGTGGCGTGCACCTGGACCAGGCCCTGGACCGAACCGGAGCACTGCGGCTGGCGGGCGCACCCGCTGGCGGTCACCTGCTGGAAGCGGGAGAGGTGCCACGCATGAGGGAAGGGTGCCGGTCTGGCGGTATGTGCGGCCTGTGCTTCACCCGCAGGACACGGCTCCAGCGTCCCCGCTATAACGGCTGTAGATCCCCCGACCCGTGGGCACCGCTGACCGGCGGTCAGTGGCGCACGATCCTCGGCCCGCCGACCAGTACCGAGGGCCTGCTGTACGGCCCGCTGACCAGGAGAGAGCAGGAAGGCTGGCTATGAGCATCCGGCAGGCGCTGCCCGGCGAGCACCTGAGCCCGTCCTGCGGCCACCACTGCGGCGTCCGGTCCACCGCCGATGAGGGCTCGATGGCCTTCATCGGGCACTGCACCTGCTCCGAGTGCATGTGCCCGTACTCCGGGCCGGACCATGTGAGCATCCCGGCGGTTGAGTGGATCGCGGACCAGGACGGGATGAAGCGGCGCGTGCCGATGTGCGATTCCTGGGGCACCATGGTGGTATGCACCCCGGCATCTGGATCGGCGGTCTGAGCGGCCTGTGCGCGGGCATGGGGCTGATCGTGTCCCTGGCCCGGTCGATCTACCGCGCCGCCACCGAGGCGAGCGCCAACGCGGCCAGGATCGAGTCCCTGATCACCGAGGCCGGTGAGCTGCGGGAGACCGTGGCCCGCCACACCACGGAGCTGGCGGTGCTGACCGCGACCCGGCCCCCGCGCCGGTCTTAGGAGGAACCGTGGCCGTCTTCTACATCGACATCAGCTCATTCCAGGCCGGGATTAACCTGAACGGCTGGCACGCCGTGGCGTCCAAGGTCACCCAGGGCACCGGCTACACCAACCCGTACTGGCAGCGTTTCAAGGGCCAGGCCGCGAACGCGGGCGCGTACTTCTTCGGTTACCACTTCCTGACGGCGGGCAACGGCGCTGGCCAGGCTGATTACTACTTCAGCCGGGCCGGGAAGCTGCCCTGCATGATCGACCTGGAGCCCACCGGAAGCTCGCACCCCGGCATCGGGGACGGCGCGGCCTTCTGCGACCGGCTGCGCAGCCACGGCGGGATCTGCAACATGCTGTACCTGCCGCGCTGGTGGTGGCAGCAGCTCGGGTCGCCGTCGCTCAACCCGTTCATCCAGCGCCGCCTGCACCTGGTCAGCAGCGCCTACACGAGCTACAGCGACGGCGGGCCGGGCTGGAACAGCTACGGCGGCATGTCGCCCGAGGTGTGGCAGTACTCGTCCACGATGCGGACGGGCGGGTTCAATGCCGTGGACGCCAACGCCTACAAGGGCACGTTCGCCCAGCTCGCCGCCATGGTCGGCGGCAGCGCGCCGAAGCCGCTGCCCGGACCCGTGCCGGTACACGTCACCCCGGCTGGCATGGTCACCGTGCCGGACTGCGCGGGCAAGACGGCGGGAGCCAGCCACGACCGGCTGCTGGCCGCGCACCTGGTCCCGGCCGCCGCCGCTGGCCAGAAGGCCGCGCAGATCTGCACCGCCACCGGCCCCGCCATCGGCAGCGATGCCAGGCCCGGCGCGCAGGTCACGATCATCGCGGGAGACGCCCCGGTGCTGCGCGCGGGATCATCCGGCGCGTGGACGCACCTGATGCAGCACGACCTGAACAAGGCGAACGCGGGCATCGCCACGGACGGCGCGTTCGGCGGGGCCACCACGGCTGCGGTCGAGCACTTCCAGGGCACGCACCAGCTCACCGCTGACGGCGTGGTCGGCCCGGCTACCTGGGCCAAGCTCGGCGCGCTGTGAGCGAGACGGCGGAACAGGAGCCGGTGCCTGCTGCTGCCGTCCCCCGTAAGACCAGGCGGCTGATCTGGGGCACGGCCATCCTGCTGGCCGCGCTGCTGCTCGGCACGGCTGGCGTATGGGTGCTGTCGTCCTGGTACATCCAGAAGAACAACGACCGCTGGTGCCACTTCTACGCCGTGGTCACCCGGCCCCTGCCCAACGGCGGGGACGCGCTGCTGATTGCCGAGCTGGACAGGCTGCGGGTCGAGTCCGGCTGCTAGGGTCCTGAGTACACGGAAGGAGCCCCATGGCGGACATCTACTTTGACGGTCCCGAGCCCCCGCCGGGCCGGGAGTGGTGCGCGGTCTGCGTGATGCTGGTCAAGCAGCACGTCGTGGCCGAGAAGCAGGAGCTGGTCCGGCAGGCGTCGGTGAGCGATGCGGACGCCCCGGCTGTCCGGGTCACGATGGCCCCGAGCATGAAGGGCCAGGAGCTGAACATCGCCGTCACCCACGCGATCAGCACCGTGGTGCCGCAGTTCGGCGCGCTGCCGGTCTGCTGGAGCCACGCGCTCGGGCTGGAGCTGAGGGGCGGGCTGATGCCCGCCAACCCGGCTGAGGCCGCGATGTTCAGCCAGGCCGCGCAGCTCGGCAACAGCAAGCAGCAGAGGCCGCGATGAGCGAGAGAAGCGAGGCCCAGATCGAGCAGGCCATACAGGACAAGGGCCTGACCGCGCCGCGCGTCACGCCCGAGCACGTCACCTCCCGGATCGTGCGCGAGCAGTTCTACGTCTTCCCCGGCACCACGGTGACCGTCTGCGCGCTGACACTGGTCAACGGCTCGACGGTGACCGGTGACTCGGCGGCGGTCAGCCCGGAGAACTTCGATGAGCAGGTCGGCCGGGACGTCGCCTACACGCACGCCCGCGACAAGATCTGGGCGCTGGAAGGCTACCTGCTGCGCGACCAGCTCAGCCGGGCCTACGAAGCGAAGCCGCCGGACTGATGAGCGGCATCGAGACCAAGGTCGCGGCGGGCAGCATCACCACGCTGGCCGCCGGGTACCTGTCCGGGCTGCTGATCGAGACCATCCCCTGGCTGCGGGACAACCTCACCGCCGACCAGAAGCAGAACCTGCCGATCATCCTGGCCTGGGTGCTGGCCTCGCTGGCTGCGTACATCGCGCCGCACACCCACCGGCCGGATCTCGCGGAACCGGTGGTGCCGCCGCCGGGGTAATTGTGGATCGAGCCACATTACCGGCTGGCGTTGGTGACGCCGGATGCCAGGCCCGGCACCATGTTGACGGTCAGCGGCTCTTCCGGCGGCGGGTGCGGGGTTCCCGGCGGGGCGGGCACGGCCAGGTTCCCTGCCACCAGCAGCGGGGCCTGCTTCGCGGTCGCCCAGAAGATGCCGTTCAGCGGGACCGGCGGCTGGGGGCCTGCCTGGGTCCAGCGGACCAGCGGGCGCAGGGCCTTCAGCAGCACGGGCGGACCCGCCGCCTGCGGGTAGCCGAGCGGGAATGTCATGAGGCCACGATACGCTGTACTGTGTAAACACCCCCGCTGAGATCCGGCGGGTCAACGATGAGGAAGAGAGCAATGCAAACTGACCTGACAGTCGAGGTAGCCGGTCAGAGCTACCCGGTCAGCATCAACGGCGAGGGCGAGTTCGTCACCAACCTGGGCGTGGAGCAGGGCTCCAGCCAGATCATCAAGGCCGCGAGTTACGCCGAGCTGGTCAAGAAGACCCGCAAGATCAAGATCCCGTTCGCGCTGGACTTCACCGAGGTCACCGACAGAGGCCCGCGCAACGGCACGGTGACCAGCATCCACGCCACCAACGGCAACCTGATGGTCCGCTGGCAGCACAACGGCAAGACCGAGCAGATCCCCGGCTACCAGGGCAGCACCGCGATGCCGCGCCTGACCGCACCGGAGTACCAGGCACTGGAGATCCTGATCAGCGAGCGCAACCGCACCCGCGATGAGCTGGCGGCGTTCCTGAAGTCCCGCACGTACCGGAGCCTCAAGGAGGCCGCGCGCACCGCGCAGGCAGAGGCGGCAGAAGCGGCTGGCGGTGCGTCATGACAGACCAGCCGAGCGCGAACGACCTGCGCGACGAGATCAGGGACCGCGTGAAGGACTGGGAGGACGCCGAGGGCGGCTCCCGGCGCGAGTTCGAGTCGGCCGAGGCGTTCACCCGTGCCTGGGCCGAGCTGGACGCGGGGCTCACCGATGGCACGATGGACCTGCCGTATGCCTGGGAGCACGAGGGCTGGATCATGGTCAAGGCCGCCGACGTCAAGGCGGTGCTGCCGCGCGTGGAGAAGCAGATGACGCTGCTGCCCGGCGAGAAGAGCGCCGTTGAGCGGCTCCAGGCCGCCGTCGCTGAGAGGAAGAACGGCTGATGGCGAGCAAGGACGCCACGCAGGCCAGCACCGCGCACATGATCGCGGTGCTGGCCATGCAGCTCATCCGCGAGGACCCCGTGCTGATCGTGCAGCTCCAGAAGCTGGCGAAGACGGCCGAGGTCCCGTTCGACGCCAGCAGGATCGACGCCACGGTGATCGAGCTGTCCGAGGCGGCGGTGACCGAGGTCGGCGCGCGGCTGCTGCGGCACAGCGGCGCGCTGTCCGAGTTCCAGCTCGTGGTGCCGCGCATCGACGGCGGCGAGATGCGCAGCGCCGCCGCGCTGGCGATCGGCAGCTTCACCACCGAGTACGTGCACAACGACCCGGAGCGGTTCGCCGCGTTCGCGGAGTGGATGCACGCCAGTCACAAGGACGCGACCGAGGGCAAGGAGATCAGCCGGGGTTCTATCGAGGACGCCGACCAGATACTGACGCTGATGGCGCATGTGTCCACTGCCCTGGTCGAGAGAGAGGCCACCCGTGGCTGAGCTGCGGATCAAGACGGGCCACGGCTGGCCGGTCGGGGGAGCCCTGCTGGCCAGCCAGCACGCGGGCACGACAACCCAGGTCTACCTGGACGATGAGGTGGTCGCCTGGATCGTGCCGGACTCGGTGTTCAGCTACCAGCGCGAGCAGATCGGGGAGCTGACCGCCGAGGTCGCCCGGCTGAAGGCCGAGATCGACTCCATGGAGGCCACCTACAAGACGGTGCACGTCACGGCGCTGAACCTCCAGATGGCCATGGTGATCTGCAAGGACGAGGAAGCGGGCACGGTGCTGCGCGAGACTGACGGCCAGCGCCGGGACTACGTGCTGGGCGAGGACAGGCAGTGGACGACGCGGTAGCGCCGAAGGAGCTGGTGCAGGCCATAGCCAGCAAGCTCACCGAGGAATACGGCCCGCCCATCAGCCGCAGGCTGCCCGAGGGCCTGCGGCTGGAGGTGCACCCGTCAGTACGGGGCATGCTCTACCGCGACCCGGATCTGTGGCCCCGCATGGAGGACATCGACCCGGCCGAGAAGTTCGAGGTCCCGGTCAGGCTGAGCATCGACCTGCCGCCGGGCGGCTGGCGGCTGGTCATCGTCACCGAGGACGTGCTGATGGGAGGGACCGTGCATGACCGGCTCCCCTGAAGAGCAGGCCGAGGAAGCACTGCGCGAGGCGGTGCGCAAGATCAACGCCGGGATGTGCCCGGTGTGCGGGCGCACCGACCCGCACGGCGATGAGAGCCACTGGACCACCGGCAACACCGTGGCCGGGACCATTACCGGCGACATGATCTCGCGGAGCATCATCTACCCGGAGTGCTCCGAGGGACCGGACTGCCAGTGCCCGTTCCACTTCCACATGCGGGCGCAGGACGCGGCGATCAGGCAGGTCATGGGCCTGGACGCCGCCGAGGCCGAGCTGAGAGCGCGCCGCCGCGAGATCGCGGAGGCGCAGAGCGGCTGGCAGCCCGGCACCTGCACGAAGTGCGGGCTCGATGACGGCGACGTCAAGGGACCAGCGGGCGCGGAGCTGTGCAAATGGTGCGATGAGCTGCGGATACTCGCCCCGGCCCCGGCCCCGCCTAAGCCGCCCGAGCGGCAGCAGCGGCGGCGGCTGGACGCAGGGGAGCGGGCAACGGTCGTTTCGCTGCTGATCACGCTGGCCGGGGTCACCATCGTTATGTTCGGAGGCTGGTGGCCGCTCGGCGTGGCGCTGTGGGCGCTCGGGCTGCTGTACGGCACCCGGCGTCGGTGATCAGCCGCTGCGCACGCTGCGGACGGCGCATCCGGGACTGCACCGGGTTCGCGCAGACAGGATACGTGCTGGTCACGGTGCCTGCCTGGTATCACATCGAGGACGGCACGCAGACCTGCGGCGGCTGGCGGGCCTGGCCGGTCCTGAACGTGCACGCGGCATGTGCCGATCACGGGGATCATCCCGATGACCGGTGCCCCGCCTGCGATACGTCGGAGCAGGTCAGCCTGTTCTTCCACAACGACGGGCGGTGCATCGCCAAGCTGTGCCGGTGGGCACACGCTTGATGGCCTGAGAACACCGGTCTAGGCTGCTGACCTATGCGATCAGATACCTGGAACTGACGAGAGCCCAGGCCCGCAAGGTGCGGGTCCTGGGCTCCCGCATGTCACCGCCGAAAACGCTGACAGCCTGAGACCGTCTTGTTATCGTCGGTGAGGACAAGCGCGACTAGGGGCGAGACCTGGAAATCCTCCCCTGGAAGCGGCCATCTCTGCGAAAAGGGTACACATGCAGCGCATACACGCGCACCTGCCCGCCGCGATCAAACATCTGCGGTGGGCATATCTGTCTCTCATCGCCCTGCTGGCCTCCCTGGTCAGCACCCAGGCAGCCCACGCGGCAGTACCCGCGAAAGATGCCCCAGATCTGCACACCAGCCGGGACGGCTCGGTGATGCGGCAGGCTGTGCGGGCGGTCCTGGCCTCGGCCCGGCAGACCGCCGACCGGGCGCTGGCCCTGCACAAGGTGACGGCTGGCGAGTCGATCTCATCAGTAGCGGTCAACGCCTGCCACGGCCACGCGGACTACTGGACCGGGATCTACGCGGAGAGCCGCGCCGAGCACCTGACCGCGTACAACGCCAACGTGCTGAACGTCGGCCAGCTCCTGGCCATCGACTGCGTGTACATGCCGCAGGAGCTGAAGTACGCCGTCAGCGCGCCGCATCGCCACTGGCATCAGGCGGCTACCACGGCGTATGTCAGCGGCGGCGGTCACCACGACCGGTGGGACGGCCACCACTACCCCGGCGGCTGCGGCGACGGCGACGGCGACGGGCTGGGCGACATGCCCTGCTCGATGCTGCACCATAGCGCCTACGCCGGGCCGGTCTACCGGCACGCCGGGCACATCTACCGCCGGGTCTCGGTCTCCAGTGGTGGCAGCTATCGCGGGTCCAGCTCGTTCGAGCGGTGCGTGATCGCCCGCGAGAGCGGCGGCAACTCCCAGATCATGAACGCCAGCGGGCACTACGGCCTCTATCAGTTCAGCGCCAGCACCTGGCAGGCGTACGGCGGCAGCTCCGGGAGCTTCGGTCACGCCTCGGTAGGCGAGCAGCGCCGGGTCTTCCTCAACGCCATCGCGCGGGGCGGCCAGTCGAACTGGAGCCCTTACGATGGGTGCTGATACGGTAACGGATCGTAGAGCAACTGAGTCACGGGTGACTCGCCTGCTCGGCCTGCTGGCAGCCTGTTTCCTGATCAGCGTTACGGTCGTTACGCTGATGGCACCCGCCGCGTCGGCTGGCACCGGCAGCCTCGGCGGCTCGATCCTCAACACCGCCGAATCGCGTACCGGTGACTGGTACTCCTACGGCGCGGCCGGGCCGGGCGCGTTCGACTGCTCGGGCCTGGTGGTCTGGGCAGCGGCGCAGCACGGGATCAGCGTGCCGCACTCCACCTACTCGATGCTCGACGGCGGGCCGCATTTGTACCGGATACCGCTTGCTGACGTGCAGCGCGGGGACCTGCTGTTCTTCGGCTCCGGGCACGTCGAGTTCGCCACCATCTGGCACCTGATGAGCTTCGGCGCGCACAACAGCGGGACGCGCGTCGGCTGGGTCAGGTGGTGGCCGGGCGGCTGGCAGCCGACGATGGCGATGCGCTTCAGGTGAGGACCGCATCAGGATAGGCTCAGAGTTCACTGTGAGTGTTCGTGATCGTTTCGTGATCGAATCCGTGTCAACACCCCCTGGGGGGCGTGTAATGTCGGGGTGCGGGACAGCCGGTGCGTCCCGAGCCAACGATCACGATGGGATCACGATGACCTGGAAATTGCCTCGCTGATCAAGGGGGGGCCTGTCCACGGTCAGCCAAGGTAACAACTGCATGAAAGGACAACAATGTCCATCAAGCTCAACGTGGCGCTAGCAGTAGCCGCCGCATCCTGCATGACGGTCGGCCTGGGCGCGGCTTCCGCGTCGGCCGGGGTCACGCCCAGCCCGTCACCGTCCTTCACCCACACGTTCACCCCGCCCCCGAGGCCGGTGCCGCAGACCTGCAACCAGCGGCCGATCACCTTCACCCCCACCGACACCCCGACCGACCAGGGCAGCCCGATCGCCCTGTCGGCCTGGCACGGCAACACGCCGACGCCCGAGCCGACGCGCCCCGTGGTCAACCCGCTGCGCTGCTCGCCTGAGCAGTTCGTGCTTCAGCAGACCACGGTGGGCAACGTCGTGACGCAGAACCGCGTCATCGCCAACGGCCCGGTCTTCGGCACCGGCTCTGATGATCTCGGCGTCCAGACCAACACGTTCTCCCGGTTCAGCCTGCCGGGCCTGCTGCGCAGGGTGAACGTGCCCCACACCGGTATCGCGTTCCCGAGCGTCAACCTCGCGCTGTGCGTGGCCTCGGTCAACCAGCTCGGCGTGTGGAGGTTCGCTGGCGGGCCGGTCGGCAGCCTGTTCCGCAACTCGATCGGCAACGGCACCTACCTGCTCACCGGCCAGTGGGTGTTCCCGACCATCCGTGGCGTCTGCTCGCTGCGCCTGATCAGGGGCAACCCGATCCTCCAGAACCGTATCCAGCCGCGCTACAGCAACATCCAGGTGTGGGCCACCGGCCTCGCCCGGCGATGAGGAACTAGCCGCCGCCGCCCGCACCGGGGGGCGGAATGATCCGGCGGCTTTGCGAAGGCCCCGCACCTGCGTGCGGGGCCTTCGTCATGCGTGCACAATGGGGTCATGCCGTCTATCCCGCCGACCCCGCCCGGCTTCGGCACCGCGCTGTGCACCGGCTTCCGCCGGGACGGCCAGCACTGCGGCAACGTCGAGGTCGAGGGCCTGGAGTACTGCCTGCACCACATGCCCGACGAGCTGCTAGAGGAAGCCGAGGCCATCACCAGCTTCCGCCGCTGCCGCCAGGACTTCGGCACCCCGGACGCCTGCCATTACTACGCGGTGGCCGGTACTGATCCGCCTGCCTGCAAGAACCACGGGGCCAACGTCGGATCGAACACCTCCAGGGCTGCCGCGCTGCGGCTGATCAACGGCGGGGCCGAGCAGCGTGCCGTGGAGATCATCGCGGAGTACGGCAGCGAGCTGGCCGAGGCCCAGCCGGTCCAGGACCCCTACGCCGAGCTGATGCAGCTCGCCGGGGAGATGCGCGCCTGGAAGAACATGCTGCGGGAGCGGGTGGCGCTGCTGAAGCCCGCCCAGTACCGCTACAGCGGCAGGACCGGTGAGCAGGTCCGGGCCGAGATCGTGCTGTACGAGCGGGCCATGGAGCGGCTGGGCACCATGCTGATCTCCATCGCCAAGCTCAACCTGGACGCCCGGCTGGTCGGCATCCGGCAGCAGTCGCTCGACATGCTCGACCGCGCGCTGACGCTGGCGTTCACCAAGGCTGGCGTGCCGCCCGAGAAGATGGAGCCCGCCCGTGCCGTCTTCCGCGAGCACGTCAAGCTCGCTTCCTGACCTGATCCACTGGTGCAGGAAGGCATGCCCGCAATGCTGGATCGCGGCTGTCATCCGTCCTGGGCAGACCGTGGTGTGTGACCTGAGATGACCGTCGCTGAGGCCGACACCAGCCTGCTGGCCGAGTGGGCGGACACCCGGCTCAGCCAGCCGGTCAAGGACCCGCGCGTGCGGTGGCGGGCTGGCGTGGCCCGGCCCGAGCAGATCCTGCCGCCGCTGCCCGACCCGTGGCGCGTGTTCTACCTCCAGGGCGGGCGCGGCAGCGGCAAGACCCGTGCGGGCGCTCAGGGGCTGGCGGACATTATCCTGGACGACACCGACACCGAGGGCGAGTACGGCATCATCGCGCCCACCTACGCCGACGCCTGGACCAAGTGCGTCGAGGGCGAGAGCGGCATCCTGCGGGCGCTGGGCACCTCGATGGCCGAGGTCAAGGATCACCGCTCCAACATCGTCCGGTCGGCCTGGCGCACCTACGGGCAGGTGGTGCTGCACTCCGGGCTGATCATCTACGTGGACAGCGCCGACGAGGGCGGGCTGCGCATCCAGGGCCGCAACCTGCGCGCGGCCTGGTGCGACGAGATCGGGCTGTGGAAGAAGTGGGAGGTGGCCTGGGGCGAGTCACTCAAGTACGCGGTGCGCCAGGGTGTCTCCAAGATCATCGCCACAGGCACGCCCAAGGTCAGCATGTCAGCCCGCAAGCTGATCCGCTCGCTGATCCGCAACGAGCCCGAGCACGGCGGCGTGATCACCCGGCGGCTGCGCACCATCGACAACATCGCCAACCTGTCCGAGGCGTTCTACCGGACGGTGGTCGGCAGCGCCAAGGGCACCCGGCTGGAGCGCCAGGAGCTGGAAGGCGAGCTGCTCGATGACGTCGCCAACGCGCTGTGGACCCGCGAGCTGATCGAGTCCTGCCTGAGCCCCGGCGTGGACGAGGAAGGCGGGCCGCCCTGGCTGACCCAGGTCTTCATCGGCGTGGACCCTTCCGATGGCAAGGAAGACAGCGACGAGCAGGCGTACACCGTGGTGGGACGCGGCATGGTCGATGACCCGCACCTGTACGTGATCGAGAGCTGGGGCGGGCAGGAGAGCCCGGTCATGTTCGCCAAGCGGGTGATCAAGAAGGCCCAGGAGCTGGACGCCACGCTGGTGGTCGAGCAGAACCACGGCGGGGAGTGGCTGAAGGCCACGTTCGAGCAGGTCATGAAGGAAGTCGGCCGGGTCCGCTACCGCGAGGTGCACGCCAGCCACGCCAAGCGCACCCGCGCCGAGCCGGTCAGCGCGCTGTACGAGCGCAAGATCGTCCGGCACTGCCAGAAGCAGGTCACCTACCAGATCACCGACCCGCAGAGCGGCGAGAAGGTCTGGCACACCGACACCGAGCGCTTTGTGGACCTGGAAGACCAGATGTGCAGCTTCACCGGGGCGGCTGGCGAGCGCTCCCCCGACCGGCTGGACTCGCTGGTGTGGGCCTGCTACCCGTTCCTGGACACCTGGTTCGGCCCGCCGGTCCCCGGCGGCAAGCGGGAGTGGCTGCGCTCCGATGACCTGGACACCGGCACCGACATCACCGGGCCGCTGGCAGGCGTCCTGACCGATCCGCAGGCCACCCGAGCCCAGCGCAAGCTGGCCGAGGCGCACAACGGGGCCTACGATCAAGAGCGAGACTGGGGCCTGGACAGCTTCGCCCCGCACGAGGACGAGAAGCCGAACGGCCAGAGCCCCAACCGGCGCGATTGGCGGTTAGATGCCTCCCAGCCAGAACGCGAACGGCACCCTGGCCCAGGTGCTGAAGCTGCCCGACCTGAAGACCAACCGGCGCGAGCTGCTCGGTCCTGAGATCGGCACCTCGTTCGACTGGGGGCAGCGGCTGTTCGCCTACTACGGCGAGGGCGACGTATTCGACTACGGCGAGTGGTCGAGCCGGGACATGAAGACGATGTTCAGCCGGGACGGGCTGTGCTCTGCGGTGGAGGCCGCGCTGACCCTGCCGATCCGCGAGGCTGACTTTGACATCGCGGGGGCCAAGGGCGACAAGGGCGAGCTGGAGCTGGCCAAGTCCGTGCTGATGACCCCGGACCACGCGGGCGGGATGAGCACGCCCAACGTGGACCTGATCGGCCAGATCACGTCCGGCCAGATCTACCGGCGGGCGTTCTTCGAGAAGGTCTGGAAGATCCGCGAGAGCGACGGCAAGATCATCTACGACAAGATCGGCTTCCGCCCGAGCGCCACCTGCCAGGCCCGCTACAACGCCAGGACCGCCGCACCGCATGGCTTCCGCCAGCAGGTCTGGCTGTTCGGCGGGCAGCTCATGGCGCAGGCCGCACGGCAGAAGGTCCCCGGCTACGTGGACATCCCGCACGTCCGGTCGTTTATCTACACCCACGGCAAGCACCGCGAGCCGCTGACCGGCGCGTCGGAGATGGAGGTCAGCTACTGGTGCTATCAGACCAAGATGAAGCTGCTCTACCTCTGGTACCACTTCCTGGAGACCCAGGCGCTGCCCCGCGTGGTCGTCTACGGGCCGGACCAGCCCACCGCCAACGACCGCGCCGACTCGATCGCTGCGCTGAAGAGCAGCGGCGTGGTCGGGATGGAGCAGCCGCAGCAGGGCCAGAAGGCGTTCGAGGTGATGGAGAACAACGCCGACTCGGGCAAGTTCTTCAATGACGCGCTGAGCTTCCTGGAGGGCTGGCAGGTGCACTCGGTCCTGGCCGGGTTCATGGCGCTGACCTCCAGCGCAACAGGCGGCAAGGGCTCTTACGCGCTGAGCCAGGACCAGTCCAGCTTCTACCTCAAGTCCCGGCAGGGCGTGGCCGCCGAGATCGCCCAGGCGTACTCCCACCAGATCATCATGCCGCTGACGGTGCTCAACTTCGGCCCGGACGCCGCGTTCCCGCAGGCCAAGTTCGGCCCGCTCCAGGACGAGCAGGAGCAGGCGCTGCTGACCCTGTTCGGCCAGATCGCGGCGGCTCCCGCGCTGCACATCCCGATCCAGGTGGTGGACCTGATCACCGAGCGGATGGCCTCGATCCTCCAGCTCGACGTGGACCAGGTGCACCAGGCGCTGGTGTCCACCATGTCCCAGCGCGCCGAGGCGCTCCAGGCCCAGCCGCCGCCCGGCATGCCGCCCGAGGCAGCCGGTGCGCTCGGCGGTCTCCAGGGGCTGGCGACGGGCGCGACCGCCATTGCGAACCGTGCGGCCATGAGGCCGCAAGGTGCCTCCATGCGACCGCCGCCCGGCCAGCCGCTGGCAGCGGCGCAGCAGCGGACACCGCCTGCTAAGCCGCCGTCCGTACCGCCGCCGGGACGGCTGGCGTGAGCACCCCGCAGCAGCCGCCGCCGCAGCAGCCTCCCGACATTGCCGGACAGGACGCGGCTGCGGTGGCGGTGATCGCCACGGCGCTGGTGAGCGCGGTCACGGCAGCCGCCGCGCTCAGCGCGGTCGCCGCGCTGCTGCGGCCGAGGAAGATCGACCGCCGGGCCATGCTGGTCGCGCTCACGGTGGTGATGGAGATGCCGCCCGAGCAGACCGGCGCGGTGGGCTCGGCCACGCTGAACGCCAGCCGCACCAACCTGATCCGCCGCGCCCAGTTCGCGCTGAACGCCTCCAGGCGTCTGACCAGCGACGTGGTTGAGGCGCGGTCACGCGGGGAGGGCATCCGTCAGGCGCTCGCGGCTGGGATGGCCCGCGAGCGCCGTTACTTCGGCCAGCACCGGGACGCGATCTGGCAGCGGGCGCAGGCCGCGATGAACGTGGACATGGCCGCGTGGAACTACGGCGACCTGCTCGGCTGGCGGACGGTGCTCGACTCCCGGACCAGTGCTGACTGCCGCGCCGCGAACGGGGCGAACTTCTACGCCAGCTCGCCGCCGCTGATCGGCTACCCCGGCTCGGTGCACCCGCACTGCCGGTGCTACGCGGGACCGCCGCGCATCGGTGCGAGAATGCTTCCGAGCGCCAGAGCATACGCGAAGGCAGCGTGAGACATGGCAGCAGCAGCAGCAGACGACAGCAAGCGGCCGATCGGCGTTGATGCCCCGCCCGTGACTGAACAGCAGGGACCTGAGCCCGAGCACGTCTTCAGCCGGAAGATCACCACCGGGGCGATGAAGGCCCGCGCCAGCGGCGGGCTGCGCAAGCTGGCCACCAACATGGCCGAGTCCTACCCCGAGATGGACGTGCACCAGCACCTCCAGGACGCGGCGCGCGAGCTGGACTCGGGCCGGACGCACAGCGCCCAGCGGCACGTCAACGCCGCGATCTTCGGTCTCCAGCCGCTGCAACTGCGGCGGCACGGGGTGCACGACGATGCCGGGCACATGCGCGGCAAGGCGATGATGCAGCAGGCGCACCGGCACCTGCTGCTGATCAAGGACATCGAGGACGTGCACGGGTCCAACCGCGCCATCGGCCAGTACCGCCGCGACGTCCGGGATCAGGAGAGAGCCATGAGAGCAGCACCGCCGGTTGCCGTCGCCGCGAGCTGGGACACGCACCTGCACGCGATCGAGCTGGCCACCTTCGCCGGGGCCAAGCCGGGATCAGGCAAGAACTTCGCCAAGCTCCAGGGCGTGCTGGCCAAGCGCGGTGCCCGCAACCCCGGCGCGCTGGCCGCGTACATCGGGCGCAAGAAGTACGGGCGCAAGGGGTTCGCCAAGCTCGGCAGCAAGCACGCCAGCCAGCTCGATGCCCTGGAGCTGGCGTTCCGCTTCAGGCACGGCTGGATCAGGCTCGACGGCGGCGGCAGCGTGTCTCCGCGTCAGCGGGCTGCGGCAGCAGCCGGGGAACGAGCCAGCCGCAGTACCGCTGCATTCAAGGGGACTCTCGCGTCCAGGAGAGCAGCAGCGAAGGTGCGGCCGGGGAGGGGTGCCGCAGACTACGGCGCGGTCATAGGCGACTTTCCGGGCATGCCGAACAGGGGCAAGCTCGGCGGGACGTGGCACGCCGGGTCGGCCGCTGAGGTAGCGGCCAGCGGCGCTGGCTTCCCGCTGGAGACGCGGCAGAAGAAGGGGCCGGGCCTGGTCCAGCGGATCGAGCGTGCTGCTGCCAGGTTCGAGAACGGCACGCAGCCCAAGACGGTCGGCCCGAAGGGCAGGCCCCCGGCCACCAGCCGGGCGAAGATGCTGGCCGATGAGCGCGCCGACGCGGGCAAGTACGCCGCCGGGATGGGCCGCAACAAGGCGAAGGCCGTGGCGAAGGAGACCGCCCGGCAGCAGCGCGTCTACCGGGCGGCGCGGGCGAAGGGGCACAGCCACAACAAGGCGCTGGCCATCGCGCGCAGCATCGGCCGCTCGTTCCAGGCCGGGTCGGCGGTCCCGCCGATGGGCTACTCCACCCCCATGGAGCCGCCCCCTTTCCCGGTAACTGGGGCACGGTTGAACTAGCCATCGAGCTGTTCAACCCGGCCCAGCCGCGCGTGGGAGCAGGTGCGGCTACCGGCGGCCAGTTCGCCCCGCCCGGTAGCCAGCCAGCGGCCAAGGGCAAGCCGCCGCCGACCGCGAGCCAGCAGAAGAAGGCCGCGCTGGCAGCAAAGATCAAGGCGCTGCGCAAGATCCTGGCCGAGCTGGAGCACAACCAGCTCACCGCCCGGCAGGCTCAGCGGGCGGCCACGGCGGCGGCCACCGGCAAGGCCGTGGTGCACCGCAAGTCGGCCAGCTCGACCCCGGCCAAGAAGGGCGCGGCAGCGACCTCAGCTAAGCAGGCCAAGGCCGGGACACCGGCTGGCAAGGCCCCGGCCAAGGGGCATGTTCTTACCGTCAAGGAGGCGGCGGCCATCATCACCCAGATGATCGCCGCGCTCACCACCCAGATCCGGCAGCTCGCCAACGAGGACGGCGGGGCGGTCGAGCTGGCGTTCAACCCGGCACAGCCGCGCGACCGCTGGGGCCGGTGGCAGGGCATCCCCGGCATGATGCGGAACACGGCCAGCATGCGGATGGCGCAGCGGGCCGGGCTGATCCGGGCGCTGGGCGTCTCGGAGCAGGCGCGGCGCGGTGCGCCGGGCCACCACGCCCGGTCGGAGAAGCTCGACTACACGGGCAAGCCCGGTGACTTCGGCCACATCCGGGCCATCATGGCAGCAGCGGAATCTGTCCGGTCAACCAGCGATACCGCAGCGAACGCGCTGCACAACGCAGGCCGGGCGCTGGGCGAGCGGGACATGAAGAGCGTCCGGGTGCACCTGTCGGTCGCGGAGCGCGCGACACGCGGCACCGGCAGCCATGCCGTTGTCGTCGGCATCCGCCGCAGCCTGTCCGGCGTGCCGAGGGGCACCTACGCCCAGGACGAGAGCTGGCGGGCACCGCGCTCCATCGGCACCGGCCAGCCCGGCATCAAGCACGGCCCCGGCTACTACCCGTCCACGGTCAGGCACCCCGGCGAGCTGACCACCACCATCGGGTACTCCTGGGAGCAGGTAGACAACGCCATTGAGCTGGCCTTCCGCTACCGGCACGGCTGGATCAAGCTGGAGGCCGACAAGATCAGGCGCTCCCTGCGAGACGCGGCCGGGGTCATGGGCGGTGGCATGCCCGGCGAGAAGGGCAAGCTCAGCCACGGGGAGTTCCAGCCCGGATCGGCTGCCAGGGCCATGGTCGGCAGCCACGTCTCCCACCGTGAGGCGAAGGGCCTGACAAACCTGTTCGCTCCCAAGGGCAGCGGCAAGGGGGTCCACGTCAGCAAGCAGGCTGAGCGCAACCGGGCGATAACCGGCGTACCGGGTATCACCGGCCCGTTCGGCAAGCACCTGTCCAAGTCCGAGGCCAGAGGCTTCACGGGGCTGTTCGGCGGGGACACGCGCAAGCAGAAGCTGTACGGCAAGCTGCGCAAGGGCGGGCCGCAGCACAACAAGGCGCAGGCGGTGCTGGCCCAGGCTCGCAGCAAGCAGGTCCAGATGGCCACCGAGCTGAGCGCCAACACCGGCAGGCTGAGCGTCACGCCAGCACCGCGCGGCAAGCCCGGCGGGCCGGGGCTCTACCACGTCAAGGGCATGGGCCACACCCCGTACGAGCAGCAGATCGTCAAGGCGCTGATCGAGAAGCGCGGCATGCCGCCCGGCAAGGCGTACGCCATCGCGCGGGCCGCGATCCGGCGCTGGTCGCGCGGCGGCGGGCACGTCCATCCCGAGGTCCGGGCGGCGGCTGGCAAGGCCGAGGCGGGCGAGCTGGAGAAGCAGGCCCGCGCCAAGGCGGCCTGATGACCGAGCTGCTGGAGTGGTTCACCACGGACCTCGCGCATACCGGCTGGCTGCACGAGGAACGCGACACGCGCGGCCGGTGGACGCACGGCGCGACGGTGCCCAGCGAGCCCGGCCAGGAACGGCACGGCTACCAGGGCAAGTTCATGGGCTACGACCCGCTGGTGCCGTCGATGGAGCCAGCGGACGGGCGCAAGCCGCTCGGCCAGCCCGGACGGGTGCAGGGCGACGGCACGGCAGCCGACCCGATCGACGTGGCGGGCGACATGGGCCGGGCCGTGGCGCTGATGGCGGCTGGCAAGCACGTCCGGCTGAACAGCCCGGCCGAGATCAAGCCGCTGCTCGATGAGGTGGACCGGCAGGCCACCGCGCAGGGCTACAGCCGGGGTCATGAGCCGGGCTGGGACCTGGGCAACATCAGCGTGCGGGGCACCCGGCTGTTCAACGAGCAGACCAGGGGCATCCCGCGCACCGCCATGCCGCAGCTCAACGGCCCGGCCCTGCCTGGTACCGAGGCCGCCCTGCTGGCGGGCGGGGCCAACAAGTTCATCGAGCTGGACGCCGAGTTCCGTGCCCAGCTCAGGCGCGACGGCATCGACGTCCGCAACGAGCGCGTACCGGCCGGTAACCTGCGCGCCACCCAGACCCAGCTCACCGCCGCCACCGTTGCCGGGATCACCAAGGCCGCCGAGAGCGGCAACGCCAAGGTCCGGCACATGCTGAAGGAGCCCATATGGGTGACGCGCGATAACTACGTGATCGACGGGCACCACCGCTGGGCGTCTGATGAGGCGCTGGCCTTCAGCGGCAACGGGCCACGCGAGATCGAGGTGCAGCGGATCAACCTGCCGGTGCACCTGGCCATCCCGTACGCCAACCAGTTCGCCCAGCAGATGGGTATCGAGGCCCGGCCGCTCGGCAACTCCACGCTGGTGGAGAGCGCCATCCCGATGGAGCTGGGCTGGAAGTTCGACCCGTTCGAGAAGCGCGACGTGCGCGGCCGGTGGACGAAGACCGGAGCTGGCTACGTCAAGCCGGACCCCGAGCGGCTGCGCAGCAGCCGGGCCACGTACAAGATGCCCGGTGATCACCCGTTCTTCCAGGCCAACCCGGTCAGCGCGGCGCACATCGTGGCCGCCTACGACGACTCCGACGCCCAGGAGCGGGCGCAGGGGATGCGCTGGTACGCCGACGCGCACAACCTGGCCAAGAAGATGGACCACGGCGACATCGAGAAGAACGCGGGCGTGATCGCCGCGCTGTCGCCGCAGACCGGCTGGGCCGTCAACATGCTCAATGCCGACCGGTCGCTGGATCTCGGCCGCGCGCTCGGGCCTGGCGAGGGCATGATCACCCAGTCCATGCAGCGCAACGCCCAGGAAGCCATCGACGGCGAGGCTGCCGACGTTGCCAACTCCAGCTCCAAGACCAAGGCGTTCGCCCGGCTGATCCGGTACGGCGGGGATGAGCCCGGCGACACGTCCGGCCAGGTCGTGATCGACCGGCACGCGATGACCGTGGCCATGGGCAAGCGCATCCCGAAGAAGGAAGCCGACAAGGCCCCGATCGGCCACGACCGCTACTACCAGTACGTGGCCGACACCTACCGCGATGCCGCCCTGGAGATCAGCAAGCGGGGCACGCCGGTCTCGCCTCACCAGCTCCAGGCGATCACCTGGCTGCGGCAGCAGCGGATCAACGAGGCCGAGGACGAGGCGCACATCGGCCAGGCCGAGACTGTGACCGCCAGCCGGGGCGGTCGGCGGCTGTCCAAGGGCCGGAACACCATGCTGCGCAACTCCTGGACGCGCTGGCAGGCCGAGGCCGCGCGGCACAAGTACGAGCTGATCCCCGGCACCACCGGCCCGATGTCCGAGTCGTGGGCCAACGAGCTGCTGATCGCCCAGGTGCTCGATTTCCGGTTCGACCCGGCCGAGCCCCGCGACGATAAGGGCCGCTGGGTCAAGGTGCCCGGCACCGGGGCTGGCAAGGCCGCCGAGTCGCTGATGCCAGGCCCGAGGAAGTCTCAGCGGGTCCGGCCGGTGATCACCGCCGCCGAGGCGCGCGGCAACAGCCGCCCGGTCAGCTTTGACGAGTACCAGCACATTGCCGCCAAGGGCAACCAGATGATCGACAAAATGAAGCGGGACAGCTCCCCGATCCACGGCATGGACGAGTACTGGCCCGAGATCAAGGGCGACATGTACGCCGAGGTGCGCAAGCCGTGGGGCGGCGGCACGATCGACGGTCATACCGGCTCAGCGCTGCCGCAGGGCGCGGACAAGTACGCCCTGTCGGTCAAGCCCAGGGGCATGCACTCGATCAGCATTCCCGAGCACGCCAGCTACCCCGACTTCAGCCGGGCCATGGACCAGGCTAAGGACG